TTTAGCAGCGTACTTCCAGACCCCTGAGGGTCAAGCGAATCTTGCTGCATCTGGTCTTGAAGTTCCGGTTATCCCGACTGGGCCTGATTACACGCAGATAGTTAACGATGCGTACGCCCCTAAGTACGCAAACTACTTTGGTGGTTTAGGAACTGGCGGTGGTGCTGATGGTAAAGAAACAGAAGCGGAACGTATTGCCCGTTTAGATCGAGAAGCAGAGGATGCTCGACGTGCAAATGAACTTAATTTTGCTCAACAACAAGCAGCACTTGAAACAACACAGCGTCGTCAAAATGCCCGCTCAACAATGACATCGGTTCTCGCAACCTACGGTCTAGGAGACTTGTCTGACTACGTGTATAACGAAATTATCGCTAAAGAAACAGTGAACATCAACAACCCTGACGCAATCATTTTTGCTATCCGTGAACAGCCTGCATATCAAAAGCGTTTTGCTGGTAATGCGGCCAGGTTGAAGAAGGGTTTGTCTGAACTTGACCCTGCCTCGTATATCGGGTTAGAAAATCAGTTCCGTCAAACGCTCCAGTCCAATGGTTTGCCAGCAAACTTCTATGACCAATCAGATGACTTCCAAGCGTTGATTGAGGGTGATGTATCCCCTGCGGAACTTAATGAGCGTGTCCAGCAGGGCTATCGTGCTGTAGCTGACGCTGATCCGGCAGTCAAGGAACAGATGAAGAACTTGTACGGCGTTGGCGAAGGCGAACTAGCCGCATACTTCCTCGACCCTAAGCGCACAGCTCCACTACTTACCCGTCAGGCGCAAGCAGCCAGCATCGCTGCACGTGGACTAGAGCAGGGTGGCATCCAGTTGTCCGGTGCGTTTGCTGAAGACTTGGCCCGACGAGGAATTACTGAACAGCAGGCTCGCGCAGGCTTCGGTGAAGTCGGTGCTTTAGGCGAACTACGACAGACTTTCGCGGGTGAGACTGCACTATCCGGTGAACAACTGGCAGGTGCGGCATTTGGGATTGATGTCGCCTCGCAACAAGAGTTAGAGCGTCGTAAGCGTCTTCGTACTGGTGAGTTCGCTGGTGGCGGATCATTTGCTCGGACAACTGGTGAAACATCAGGCTCTATTTCTACTTCGGTGGGTAAAGCGCAATAGCATACTTGACACTGTCAAGCAAGGTGTGTGTATACTAGGAATGTTCGGTTACGGACACCATTGGAAACCCCCCGATTTCAATGTGCAAAAGGGGTGAGACTTGCAGCCATTCGGGAACCTCCATCCGAGTGTGGGCAGAAGGAGTGGGTCATGTCAGATGCAAACTACGAGTTTGAGGATGATGCAGTACAAGACCAGCAGCAATCGAAGGACCCTGTGCGAGCGCACTTGCGGAAACTTGAAGCCGAGAATAAGGCTTTACGTGAGCAGGCAGCGGAAGCGGAGTCAGCCCGTCGAGAACTTAACTTCGTGAAAGCGGGCATGGACCCGAACGATCCGAAGTACAAGTATTTCGTTAAAGGCTACGACGGTGAATTAACACCGGAGGCGATTCGACAAGCGGCAGAAGAAGCAAGTCTCATACCTAGTCAGAAGAAGGAAGTGGCTGCTGAACAGCAGTCATGGAATCGGGTGGCACAGGCAGCGCGAGCTGGCGAGACTAGCGAACCTCCTGTCGATTACGCTCAGCGTATTGCACAAGCAAAATCCACGGACGAAGTGATGCAACTTTTGGCCCAGGCGAGAGCCGAAGCAGAAAAATACTAATCACTCCCCATAGGATTCACGTTCTTTGGGGCTACCCCTAAAGGAAAGTCATGTCATATACCCAGCAAAGTTCGGTTGACACCGACCAGGCAGCGTATGACCGTTTGGCGTATTTCGCCCTACGTTCAGAAATGCTGTTTGATCAGGCAGCCGATGTTCAACCAACCAACCAGTCAATGCCAGGTTCTTCGGTAATCTTCACGATTTTCGCAGACCTTGCAGAAGCAACCAGCACACTTGCTGAAACCACCGACGTTACACCTGTAGCGATGAGTGACACGCAAGTGACTGTAACCCTTGCCGAATACGGCAACACAATCAACACCACCGCAAAACTCCGTGGAACTTCGTTCTTGGACGTTGATGCAGCAGCAGCGAACCTTATCGGTTACAACGCTGGTGACTCAATCGACAAGGTTGTTCGCGACGTTCTTGCTGGCGGTGACAACGTAGCCTACGGCGGCGGCGGATCATCTGATCCTTCAAGCCGTGTAACGGTTGCAGCAGAAGACATCATCGAAGCCAACGACATCCGTAAGCAGACTGCTGCTTTGCGTGGTGCAAACGTTGCAACGTTCAATGGTTACTACATGGGTTACATCCATCCTGACGTGTCGTACGACCTTCGTCGTGAAACCGGCAACGCATCATGGAACGCACCTCACGTAAACGTGGACACCATGAACATCTACAACGGCGAAATCGGAACCTTTGAATCAGTACGATTCATTGAAACCCCTCGCGCAAAGGTGTTCACCAACGCATCAAACGGAACCAGCACAACTGGAACGATTGACGTGTATTGCACACACATCATGGGTCGTCAGGCTTTGGCTAAGGCTTACAGCCAGGTTGACGGAAATGGCATTGTGCCTAAGGTCGTTCGCGGCCCAGTGGTTGACTCGCTTATGCGTTTCAATCCAATCGGTTGGTATTGGCTCGGTGGCTACGGTCGCTTCCGCGAAGCTTCGTTGCGTCGCATTGAGTCGTCATCCAGCATTGGTGCAAACGCAGCCTAATTAGTTAGGTTCGTTTAATCCTCCACAAGATGTGGGGTAGCCGAGTCCCCTCGCTCGGTTGCCCCACTTTTTGTATTTGGTATAGTCTTTCCAGCGAAAGGTTTGTATGTCGATTTCTAATTATGCGGAACTGAAAATCCTTGAACACACCACAGGCAAGACTGCGTGGACTATTCCTTCAAACGTGTATGTGAAGTTGCATACGGGTGATGCTGGTGAGGATGGGACTTCTAGTGCTGCTACTGAAACAACTCGCAAGGTTGCGGCTTGGGCTACTGCTGCTTCTGGTTCTATTGCTACTTCGGCAACTTTAGAGTGGACGAACGTTGCTGCTACTGAAACTTATACGCATTGGTCATTGTGGGATGCGTTGACTGCGGGTAACTGTTTGTGGACTGGCGCGTTGTCGTCATCTGCTGCGGTTACGGCGGGCGATACTTTTCAGATCACTACTCTCACGCTGTCGCTCGACTAGCCGTTAGGGGATAACCCCTCATGGCGCAAACAGCAGTCACAGGTTTTAGCGAACCGTTTGTTGACACCCACCCGTTTTATCGGGCAACCTATTTCCGTGTTGTTGGTCGTACTGCGACTGGTTCAGGTGATGGTTCTGCTTCTGTTGCTTCGGGTTCTGCTCAGGTTCGTTTAGGTCAGTTAACTGACTTCAGTTTCCCTTACCGTTTCGGTGGGCGTTTCTATTTGGGTGTTCGTGCGGTTATCACCGTTACTGCTACCGCATCAGGTTTAGGTACTGCTTCTTCTTCGGCGCAGGTGTTGCGTCAACGGCAGGGTACGGGTAGTGGTGTTGGTTCGGAGTCTGCGACACGGGTTGTTGTTCTTCTTCGTAGCGCAACTGGTTCGGGTGTCGGGACGATGGATTCAACGGGGTTGCATATTGCGCCTCGTACAGCGTCAGGTAGCGGTGTTGGCTCTCAGAGTGCTGTTGGGTCTATTACGCCTGTTAGAACGGCTGTGGGTAGCGGATCAGGGGCTTCTAGCGTCACGTTCATTCGTGTGCCTTTGCGTACTGCTACGGGTTCGGGTGTTGGTGCAGGGTCAGGTGTTGATCTTGTTGTCAACATTCGTACCGCCACAGGTTCAGGTGAAGGCACATCAGTCACGCTTGGTGGCATCCTGTACTTCCGTAGTGCTACCGGATCGGGTGTTGGGGCTTCGTCTGCCGATTGGGTTAAGTCCCGTATCTTCCGTGTGCCATACACCTACAACTATCCAGGTGGATACTTCGGTGGTGGGGATTCAGCGAACCGTTTAGGCCGTTACGACCGTTCGGGTGTTCGCGCACGAAACCTTTACAAACTCAAAACAGGTGAGTACACCATCGTTGACCAGCGTGATCTAGGTCAGGTGGAGAAACTGTGGCATGGTGGTCGCCTGCATTTCTTGGATGATGCTGAGGTCGCAGAACTGACCGCAGCAGGCTTTGGAGATAGCATCACCTGATGGCAATTTTTAGACCACCCACCGATAACTTTGTGCGGCCTACACTCGCAGAGAACTTCACTAAAGGTTTAGTGCTGTCTAAAGAGCAACGCCTCGCTAACCGTTTAGCAGCTCATGTTCGACCAACCGCTAGAGGCAGGAACGTGTTTCTGTTAACGAACGGTAACTACACAGAGAACGAACCATCAGATATGGATACTGTTGCGAAGGTATATTACGGTGGGCATGACATTGAGGTTGACGCTACTGAGGTAGCATCGCTTACCGCAGCAGGATACGGGGAGTACATAAGTGGTTAAACATCAAGAAACGCATCCAGGTTTGGATGTTGAGGGATGCTTCGGTTGCAAGATTTCTCACATCGGTATTGGTGCTGATGCTATGCCGTCACGGGGCGGTAAGGCTAGGGTCGCGACGATCAATCAAAAGGATCGTGTGCTAGACAAAGACCTAGACGCATACAAGCGTATGAGGCAGAACGGTGTTCAACCTAAGAACATTGATGGCTCAGCACAGGTTGAGAAACGAGCAGAAGAAAAATGGCAAGTCGAAACGGGGATAGTTCCAAATACCTAAACCTTGTTGGGGTGAACCTACCTCATGTGGGGTACGGGAAAATGGTTGCAGGTTTACGGGATGCTTTGTCAAGCAAAGTGGACCTTGTTGATGATGCTGAACGGGTGGTGTTTGCTCTTAGACCTAACCTGATTAAAGGCTGGGTTGAGGGTCAGAATCCTGCGTTGTTGACGATGTGGGAAACGAACTGGTTGCCACCAGAGTTCTCCGAATATCTGCAACTGTTTGACACGGTGATTGTGCCTTCGCTGCATAACTGGGAGTTGTTCTCACAGTTCCATGACAACGTGCGTGTTATCCCTTTAGGGGTTGATCGTGATGTTTGGCATCCGAAGGAACGGCCACAGAACGACAAGTTCAAGATTTTGTGTGGCGGGTCAGAGTGGTATCGCAAAGGCTTAGATGTTGTACTCAAAGTATTCCTGGAGATGAACCTGCCTGACGCTGAACTGCACATCAAAATTGTCCCCCCATATTTGTGTGCGCCAAAGAATCTTGTTTACCCGAACGTGGTTATTCATAACAAGTGGATGACTGTTGAGGATGAAGCAGATTTGGTTCGTTCTGCTGACTGTTTCATTTCGGTGTCCCGTGGTGAAGGTTTCGGGTTGATGCCATTACAGGCGATCTCTGCTGGTGTCCCAACTATTTTGTCTGACGCGCATGGTCATCGAGAGTTCTCTGATCTAGCAACCCACCGTATCCCTACCCGTTCTGTGCCAACGAATGAGGGAACTTGGAAAGATATGGGTGATTGGGATGAACCTGAATTTGATGCGATATTTAGTGCGATCAAAGACCTGTATGACAACCGTGACCGTTACCGGCAACAAGCAGAAACTTATGCTGGTGAAACAGCAGCGTTCAACTGGGACACGGCAGCCGACCAACTGTTGCAGGTGGTGAAACCTACCGAAAACAGGGTGACGGGGAAATGGCAACCGTTAGAACCAACCTGTGAGGTGGAGGTGAAACGCAAGGTGAAAGCCGACATTGGTAGGCATCATGTTGATCTGAAACCAGGTCAAAAGTACCGTGTAGTGTTGAATGTGCGTGATGTATTAAGAGATTCTGGAGCATTGGTATGAACAACACAAGTAAGCCTGTTTGGGATCGACCAAACCCTAAGAAGAAATCTAAGAAGCTTTCCCCTAAGAAGAAGGCTATGGCTAAAGCGTCAGCGAAGAAGGCTGGCCGTCCTTACCCGAACCTGATTGACAACATGAAGGCCGCTCAGAAGCGTGGCTAAAACTCCTGCTTGGCAACGCAAGGAAGGTAAGAACCCTGCTGGTGGTTTGAACGCTAAAGGTCGTGCTTCAGCAAAGAAGCAGGGCATGAATTTGAAGCCACCTGTTTCTGCTTCACAGGCCAAGAAGTCTCCGAAAGCAGCGGCTCGACGTAAATCGTTTTGTGCGCGGATGGGTGGTATGCCAGGTCCGTTGAAAGACAGCAAGGGTCGTCCTACTCGTAAGGCTTTGGCTTTGCGGAAGTGGGATTGTTGAGGCGTGGTAATCTGTTTTTCTAACTAGCGAAAGGTTGTACTATGCCAAAGGTCGGAAAGATGGAGTTCCCTTACACCGCTAAGGGTATGGCTGATGCCAAGAAAGCCAAGAAGAAGATGGCTAAGCCTATGAAGAAGGCTAAGAAAAAGAAGTAAATGTCTACTGCTGGTGCGCTCCTTGATCGGGTGTCACGCCAACTTCTTTCGGGAACCATTGAAGAACGAAATAAGTTAGCGTCATCTGTTGACTCTGATGACACGTCTTTTGTCATGTCTTATGAGTTGGCGGGGCTTCGTGCTGGCACAGTTTTTGAGGTTGATTCTGAACTGATTTATGTTTGGGAAGCAACAAGCGGTAACAAGACATTGACGGTTGAGCGTGGCTACGGTGGAACTACCGCAGCTTCACATTCTGCTGGTGCGATAGTGGTGTTGAATCCTCGGTTCCCTAAAGCACAAATGTTGGAAGCGTTGAATCAGGACATTGATGACTTGTCTAGCCCGTTAAACGGCTTGTTTCGTGTTGTGTCTGCCAACGTGGATTACAACGGTGCTGACCGCCAGATCAACTTGACTAGTGCAACATCGATAATTGACTTGCTTGATGTTCGTTTGCGTTATCTTGCTACCGACTATCCGGTGATCCGAAAGGTTCGTTTGCAGCGTGATCTGCCGACAAGCGATTTTGCTTCAGGGTTTGCTTTGGTGTTTGATGAGTCGGTAATGGCTGGCACTTTGCGTGTCCGCTACAAAGCCCCGTTCACCCGTGTGTCCACTATCAGCGACAGCTTGCAGTCGGTTGCCAATCTGCCTGTAACGATGGAAGACATTTTGGAGATGGGTGTGATGTCTCGAATGTTGTCAACCCGTGAGGTGAAACGTAACTTCATTGAGTCACAGGGTGATACTCGTCGTTCTGATGAGGTTCCACCTGGGGCTATGCGTGACTCGTTCAGCAATATTCTGCGTTTGCGTCGTGACCGTATCATCGCTGAAGCAGCGAAACTTGCGAGACAATATCCGTTGACTATTAGGGCGTAGCGGTGGCAACGCTTATAGATTTTACTACCGCATACCGTGGTGGGCCTGCATACTTTACGGGTACAGGTTCTACACAGGTAGTTCCATACATTTATCCTGTCGCTATTAACGGCAGACCGTACATGATTGATACGAAGTCAAATGGTTTCGGTCGACAGTTTGATGCGCGTGTTCGTGACTCGGTTGACCAGTCTGCTGAACCTGGTGAGTCGGCTATTAACCCGCAGGGTTTGTGGCGTAGGTCGCAGTCGTCTTGGCATTATGGTGCGGGGCAAACTTATTCGGATACTGCTGACGCTGAGGCGTACCGTTTCCGTTCTAGCAAGGGTATTGATGTTTGGAACCGTGGCAAGTTGTCGTTGCTTCCAGCGACTACGCAAGCGTATTCCTCTGCACAGTCCAACTTGTATATGGCTACAGCAAGTAACCGTATCTACGGTACGGAAGGGCAAACGGTTCGTTACACAACCGATTGGTCGACCTTTACGACGGTCACTAGCACCAATGCGTCAAACCTTTACAGCATCACTTCTGACGGCTACAACGTGTTCTTCTCTTACGCTGACGGCGACATAGACCAAACCAACGCTGGAACCTCTGCTGCATCTAACTACATCACCGGCATTGAGGCTGGTGTGTTGGCTTATGTCCGTGGTCGTTTGATGGTTGCTGGTCAAGGGGTAGACAAACGCAAGATTTGGAACATCACCACAACCCCAGGTTCTTCAGCCAACAACCCGACGGCTTTGTTCACTCACCCAAACGACGACTTTAACTGGGTTGGTTTTGCTGGTGGACAGAACCAAATCTATTGTGCAGGTTACGCAGGTAACAAGTCGTTGATCTACAAGACTGGTATCAAAGCTGACGGTACAGCGTTAGATATTCCTACGGTTGCAGCCGAGTTGCCGATGGGTGAAATTGTGACTACAATCGATGCGTACCTCGGTTTCGTGGTTATTGGGTTAACGACAGGGTTGCGGTTCTGCTCGTCGGACAGCGACGGCAACCTTGTCGTTGGTCCATTGATTGAGACTGGTACATCTGTTAATGCTTTCGCTGCTATTGGGCAGTACGTGTACTTCGGTTGGACGAACTATGACACCACCTCTACGGGCATCGGTCGTTTGGACATTGGCACACAGGTCGCTACCAACCAGCCTGCATACGCCTCAGACCTGATGGTTACAGGGCAAGGTGCTGTTGCTGACATCCATGAGTTTGATAACAAGGTGGTGTTCACTGTTGCTGGTCTTGGTGCATACCGTCAACACCCAACCGACAAGGTTGCTTCAGGAACATTAGAGTCTGGTGTTTACCGTTGGGGTGTGCCGGACACAAAGTTTATTCCTAAATGGGACTTGCGTACCGAACCGTTGTTTGGGACTGTTGCTGTTTCGGTGGCTGCCGATTCGGGGGATTTCCGTTCGGTTGGCGTACAGTTCACCGAAGGTTCGTTGGAGTCCACTTTTGATGGTTTTGAATCCAAAGTGTTTGAGGCTGAGGCTCGCCTGACTTTGACCCGTTCTGATACAGACGCTACGAAAGGCCCTGTTCTTACCCGCTGGTTGGGTCGAGCATATGCTGCCCCGTTGCGTTCACAGATTTTCTCTGTGCCACTACTTTTGCACCACAAGTTGAACATCCGTGGGTTTGAATACTCCGTGGATGTGGATACCGAATTGAACTATCTGCGTGACCTTGTGGAGAACCCGCGGGTTGTGACCTACCAAGAAAACGCAAGTACCTTTTCAGTGATCGTGGAGGATGTCCGTTGGCAACCTGTGGACGCTGCGAACAACCATAATGCTTGGGACTGGAACGGAACCTGCACCATCATTATGCGTAGTGTAAGATAGCCCCGTATGCCAGCTTTTACACGACGACAATACAGCGGTGCTGCCGCAGCGACAACGATCACCGCAGGTATCAACACCAGCGACACGACCTGTTCTTTGACTGCCACTACTGGCTGGCCTTCGGGTGCGGGTGTCCCGTTTTATGTGGTTATTGATCCAGGTACTTCGGCTGAGGAAAAGTGCAGTGCAACTATTTCGGGTTCGACTCTTACTCTTACTAGGGCGCAAGATGATACGAGTGCAAGCAGTCACTCTGCGGGTGCGACGATCTATCCGGTGTTCACGGCGAATGATGCGGATGAGGCTAATGAGGTTGTTAGCAAGCTGACTACTAAGGGTGACTTGTTGGTTACTACTGGTTCGGCTTTGAACCGTTTGGCTGTTGGAACGAATACATATGTCCTCACCGCCGATTCTGCTGCGACTAATGGTGTAGCGTGGGCTGTTATCCCTACTCAGACTCCTGTTTGGGACACTGACCAACCAGTTTTAATTTCACAGATATTCGGATAAAGGAATAAACACATGGCAACATTTAGCAAAATAGCCTTACAACCAGCAGGAACTACAGGAGATGGTCTAGGTATTACCGTTGTTGCTACTGCTACTGCTGGTACGGCAATCCATACTGCATCAACAACAACCACAACGATTGACGAACTTTGGTTATATGCAGTAAACACTGACACGGCTGCACGTACCTTGACTATTGAGTTTGGTGGTGTTTCAACCACAAAAGATATTATCCAGCAAAGTATTGCTGCATCCCCATCTGGGCTTGTTCTTGTTTGTGCTGGTCTGATTATTCAAGGAAACGCTACGGCTAAGGTTGTTCGAGCGTTCGCTTCTGCAGCATCAAAGATTGAGATTTTTGGTTTTGTAAACAGAATTACGGCGTAACTATGACACGCTACGCACAGCGCACACTTCTTGCACAACCAACAGTCGCTAATTGGGGACAGGCTGGTAGTGCAGTGGCTGCACCAAACGCCGATGTGCTTGTAGTTGGTGGTGGTGCTGGTGGTGCAGGAAACATCGGTGGTGGTGGTGGTGCTGGTGCATATTATGCGTCATCTACTTACTCTTTGGTCGCAGGTCAGACACTGCAGATTCTTGTCGGTGCTGCAGGTACAGGTGGCGCAGATGGAACAGCGAACCCTGGTACTGCTGGCACTGACAGTATTATTTCTAACGGCACTACTTCGATTATTGCATCAGGTGGCACTGGTGGCAGAGCATCAGGCGACCCTGCAAGCGGTGGTGGCAGTACTGGTGGTACAGCATCTACATCTAATGGCTCGGTGTCATATGCGAGTACCTACTACAGCACACAAGGCAACAAGGGTGGAGTTGGTCAATCAACAGGTGGTGGCGGTTCTGGTGCTGGCGGTGGTGGTGGCGCAGGCGCAGTGGGTGGAAACTCAACCGTGAGCAACGGTGGCGCAGGTGGCGCAGGTGTCGCCAATAGCATCACTGGTTCATCACTGTTCTATTGTGGTGGTGGTGGCGGTGGTGTGTGGGGTGGCACTGGTGGCGCAGGTGGCTCAAGCGTTGGTGGTGCAGGCAACCCTGCTGGTATCGGTGCTAACGCATCTCCTGCTAACAGGGGTTCTGGTGGTGGTGGTGGATCAGATGCCAACAGAGGTGGTGGCAACGGAAGTGCTGGCGTAGTAGTCATTAGATACTCAGATTCAATGGCAGCAGCAACAACCACTACTGGTTCACCAACAATTACCGTGTCGGGTGGGTACAGGATTTATCAATACACATCAACTGGAACATTCGTACTGTAGGGACTATGGCACACTTCGCTCAAATAGCAGACAGCATCGTTCAACGTGTAATCGTGGTATCAAACAACGATTGTGGTGGTGGAGATTTCCCCGAATCAGAACCAGTAGGTCAAGCGTTTATTGCTTCCGTTGGTTTAGATGGCGAATGGTTGCAGACTTCGTACAACAATAATTTTCGTGGTGTGTTCGCTGGCATCGGCTACACCTATGACGCAGAACTAGATAAGTTTGTTCCTCTGGTAGAAGCAGTTGCACCTATAACTGAAACCCCTGAGTGATGTGGGTCGTAACACTCGCTGGTTAATAATCATTCCAGCAGTCTTTTTCGCGTTATTCGCTAAACCTGCCAAAGCTGATGTTCTCGGTGAATGGACATACAGCCAGTCCTGTTCAACATCAGGTTCAATCGAAGTAGTTGACAACACCATCATCTTGCATGGCCCAGATCAGGGTGGGTGTTCCGGTGCTGCTCATTGGGTGAAGATTGAGACCACAATCCCTGCCGATGTGGACACAATAGATTTCACTTGGGCATATCAGACAACTGATGGGTGGGTGTATGACCCGCCGCAGTACGGCATCAACGGCGTATACACCTTGATTACACAACAGAACAACGCGACAGGCGAGTTGTCTGTACCCGTTGAAGAGGGTGATGTGTTCACGTTCCGCCAGTATTCGATAGATACCTGCTGTGCG